AATATTCTGTCAGCAACAAAAACTAATTGTGGTGGAACCACAAGTTTTGAAGCATTAACAGAGATTGTTAGACCTCTATCGTCTGTAAATGTTGAGATATCAATAAGTGCATCTTCCAATGAAGTTTCATTGAGGTCAGCCATGGATGTAGCTCTATTCGCCGCTGTTCCACCACCTGCGAGGGGGTGAGCAGTTGCGATTAAAGGTTGTCCATCACCACCAGTAAAACTGGTAGAAAATGCGTTATTAAGTACATTGGCACCTTTCACTTCTTTGGTGTTAGCCATTGATCGTGCTAGTGCTTTTGTATATCTTTTTCCTAAAGAATCGTAAAGGTTATCTTCAACTGCTTCTTCTGTTAATGCAAAAGCTAACGCAATCGTGTCATGCGTATATCTTGCTGTATAACTTTCAGAAGAATTGTCGAAAACAACTCCTTGACCTTCAGACTTAGTTGGTGCTGAACCAAAGCCCATAATTAATACTTCTTCTTCGAAAGCCTTTTGAGAGTCTTCGATTGAAAAAATTTCAGTATATTCTTGTTGGTACTGATCGTACTCAAGTCCAAATAAACTGTTTAAACCGGGTTCCAGTTCCTTCGCTAATTGTGCTCTTGAAATTGCCATAATTTATATCCTTATGCTAAACCTGCACTTTTCTGTCCACATATATGATTTTGAATCACACATAGAACATTGGTGTCAGTCGAACCTACATCCGAGTTATCAGGGTCTTGAGAGATATCTAACACTTTCAGTGGTAGTGTAGCAGTGGTGTTACCAGTACTAACTGCACATTCAGTATTTGATCTTCCAGACTTAGTATCGCCTACAGGTGATCCATCAACAATGTCGAAATTTCCGAAGATGTCTGCAACTGGAAAAGCTGCGTTACATTGTACTTCGAAAACAACATTAGGATGATCTATCACATTAGCGATTATATCAGAGGAAGTAATACTTCCTGCGTAATGATTACTAAAAATCTGTTCGCCTTCAGAGTTTGTAAAGCTCACGCCATTAAAAACTCCTACGATGGGTACAGTTCCAGTAGCGGCATGTCTGCCCAATACACCTGCTGTAAGCTGTGTAACCAAGTCGCCTTGGAAAATTGGGGTAGTCGCACCACTAGCGATTCTGTATCTTGATTGTCCACCTGAATAAGGTGCACCACTCATCATACGAACAGGTTTTAGTCCAAATGGAGCATTTTTATTTGCCATAATTTAGTTTCCTGTTATTTGATTACTTTTTTGATCCAAAAGTAACCTGAGATTCTCGTTTAGAATCATACTTAACATAGCGATTGTCTTTGCCTGAATCATTAAACATAGTATTGTCTAACGCTTCATTGGCTTGACGAGTTCTACTTTCATAGTGTTCTCTTCTTTCTTTAACAGTCTCTATGGGCATTTTTGCTAAAACGAGTCCTTCGTTGTGTATTACGCCTGCCATCCTGCCTTGTTCGATAGTAGGAAAATGCCAACCTTCAGGTAGCTCAGAACCTTGTACAAGTTCCCAACCTTCCCTCAGTCTATAACTCATGTTATTTGCATCTTCTTGACCTAAAGTTGCTTCTCTAATCCACCTGTATTCATAGCCTTCAGGTGGTGGAGGAGTTTCAAGTTTTCTGACTGGTCGCCATGGTTTTCTACGAGCTTCTTTATCGTGTGTCTCGGAATCACGAACATTTCTAGTCATATCCAGTTTCTTATCGTCTTTCATTAGATTACCTCTCTTTGTGAAATTTTTTGTTTCTCTTGGGCTACTCTTTTCAACCAGTCATCTTCTGACATGTTGTAAGGTTTTAACCCTCTGAGGCGATCTACTTCGGACTTAGAAAAAGTCACGCCTTTTTTCTTAGCTTGTGTTTTTTGCCGACTTCCTACGGAAGCAGATGCGACTCTTTGCACAGAGGGTCTATCATCTTTTGCTTCGGCTTTTTCATTATTATCCAATGTAGGATAAACTTTAAAAACTCTTTTGTTTAACTCATTATAATAATCATCAGAGTCAGCTTCGTAACCCTCGTTGACTAAATTGAAATGAGTAAAATACGCAAACTGGGTTGCTTCAACACTTTCTTGTTTGGATTGATCTCCATACCAAGTATTTTTACTTGCCCAATCTAAAGCCTCTCTTGTAGGCTGTGGATTAGGTTGTTGTGGTTGTTGTTGGACTTGTTGCACTGGCTGTGCTTGTTGTGGCTCTTGTCTTCTGTTTTTAGCCATGCGTAATTTTTCTTTTTGTATAGAAAGATCACTTTTAAGAGTGTCTGCCTTAGACATAAGTTCTGCATCGCCTGATTCAACAGCTTTTTTGTACAATTCATTGGCTTGTTGTTCTTTAGCATTAACTGATTGTTCTTCTGCAAGCAATACATTGTTACCAAGTTCATTGGAATGAGTACGCAAAGCATTGATCTCTGCATCTTTTTGAGATGCTACTTGTTCGAGATACTGTGCTCTTTGTTCAGCTTCTTTTGCTCGTTGAGTTAATTTATTAACTCTTTTAGAAACGCCTTTTGTATATTCATCTAATTCATCATCAGATTGAACGACTCCATCACTAATAGGTTCTTCAACTATTTGTATATCTAGTTCTTGGGATTCAACTTGTTCTGCATTATTTTCTATCATTTATAAACTCACTATATCATCAGGATTAGAAATTGTAGCAATTACTTCGTCATCGTTAATAATTCTTACTTCTTCACCATCATCTAATTTAAACCTAGCACCTGAATAACGACCAATCAATACCCATTGTTTCTCGTGACACCATGGTGCTCCATATTTTTCTCCACTATAGCAAAGAGGACCACATTTGACTACATAAGCGACAACTGTTGCCAGTTGTTCTTTATCTTGTGAGTCTTTTGTGAGAAGGATTCCTCCCTTTGTTACTCCCTTACCACGATAAGGAAGAACTAAGATTTTCCAACCTGTAGGTTGAGGCATACGCTCTAAAATAGAATCATCTAGCTTGCTTGGGTCTAAAACAACCTCATCAGGTTCTACATAAGCTGAAGATAATTCTACTGTTTTTTTAGTCATTGTGTACCTTAAAGTAATTTTTTATAAAATCTTGTATATAGTACAACGCTTCTAGTTGTCCTTGCAAGTATTTATGGTGTTCCATGTCATTTAAACCACCACCCATATAAGTCTCACTAATAGCTTCTATCTTAGAATCTATTTCTTTTTGTAGTTTTTCAAGAAATTGTAAATCCACTAATCTCTCATTTTAAAATCAAGACCTTGAGTAGCCGCTCCACCACCTCTGCATTTCATTACTTTGACTTCACCACCTGCTTTCATGCCGGGACCTCTGCTTATTCTAAGACCTAACTCTCTTTCAGCTTGTCGCCCAACATTTCTTAGACCGCTATCTTTACTGTCTATAAAACTTTGTTTCCTAGACATTGGATCAACTTTGTTTCCACCATATCCTAAGGCACCACCTTTATTCATTTTTTTTATTTTTTTTGGTGGTCTACCTTTTGTTGTTCCGTATGTTCCTTTACCTTTTGGCATAATATTCTCCTATTTAGATTTTTTGGATTTTGTAATTTTTGTAACTTTTTTTACTGCTTTGACAGTTTTTTTAGCTACAGGCTTAGATTTTTTAACAGCTTTTTTTACAACAGGCTTTACTTCTTCTGTTATTTTTTCTGCTACTACTTCTTTAACTACAACAGGTTCAACATTAACAAAAACTTCACCGACATCAATTGCCATTTGTTTTTGTGCAATTCTTTCATCAGACAGTTTTTTTCTTTCTGCTAATAATTTTTCTTTAGCTAACCTTTCAGCTTCTTCGTTTGCTCTGTCAATTTTTTTTTGAGCTTGCAAATCTTTTATTTTGTCTTTTATATAAGATGTTGTCATATTAATTTCCTCTTAGTTTTGATTGTAACTCCATAAGTTTCAACTCTGCTTGTTGTTGCATCCTTTCTACTGCTAATTGGAGTTTATCATCAGCGATAGTTTTTTGCATGTCTAGGCGTTGTTGTTGCATTTGATTGTCAAGCACATTGGCTTGAGATTGTAATTGTTGTTTAGAATCAAATTGTTCTTGATCTATGTCTAACTCTTTATCTTTGAGTGCTAATTCTTGTTGTCTAATTTCTACCAGTGGATCGCCTTGATTGGTTTGACTAATAGATTCCATAAACTGATTAGTTAGTTCTGCCAAAATAGGTGAGCTCATTTGATCTAACATCATTTGAATCTGTAATTGTATTTGCTGTGCTTCTTCAGGCGTAACTTGTTGCATTTGTGCCTGAACCTGTGCTATTTGTTCTTGCATTTCAGGTGGCATTTGCTGTTCAGCTATTTGAGATGCAAAGAATTGTAAATGTTGCATAACATGGCTAATAATTAATGATTGCAATTGTGGGTTCTCTTTAACCACTTGAGTTAAAAATAAACTTTGATGAGCTTGTACATGAGCTTCATGATTTTGTTCTGCAAACGCTTGTGCAGGTTGACCAAGTAATAATCCACTATTTTCTAAACCTGCATCTATAGGTTT